TCCACCGCCGGTAGCTCCACCGCCGGTAGCTCCACCGCCCGTAGCTCCGCCTGTAGCTCCACCGCTCGTAGCTCCGCCGGTAGCTCCACCGCCGGTAGCTCCACCGCCCGTAGCTCCGCCCGTAGCCCCGCCGGTAGCTCCACCGCCGGTAGCTCCGCCTCCTGAGGCCCCGATCTTTGCGCAGCCCGGCATCAGCCCTGGAACCACGGCCATCGGATCACCTGACATGCCGCTTGCCGGCGCGTTGAATACTTTGAACGCAATTGGCGCCAACCCTAACTTGTCGCCTACTATGCTGGGTGGTCAGCAAAACGCGGGGGTAATGACAGACCGTTTGGGCAACCTTATTTATTCTCCCGGAGCACCCCAAGCGGTACCGGCGGCATCGCCTATGCCCGACCCAATCTTTGCACGGCCCGTAATTAGCGCTCCCGGTGTAATAGGCTCTCAAGCGGAAATGTTGCCCGTGTCTGGCGGCACCGCTTCTGAAGACTTTTCCCAGTTAAATGCGGTACCGGCGGCATCGCCTATGCCAGTGCTAAACCTAGCCAGCAACGTTAGCTCTCCTATTGCAGGGGCTCCCACTCCCTTGGGCAGCGCCCCAAGCACCGCGCCTCGTGAACAAGGGGGCATGGCCAACGGCCCTGCGGCCCTTGGCATTAATGCCCAAGGCCCGGTTATTAATACCCAAGGCTTGGCCATGCCGATGTTTAACAACTCGGGCTTGGGCGGTGCAGCGACAAATCCTCAGAGCTACTTTTCAATGTTCAACCCCGGCCCGCCCGGCATTAGCTTGGGAGCCACGGCCATTGGATCGCCTGACATGCCTATGTACGGCGCGATGAACACGATGAACGCAATGGGCTCTAGCCCCAACTTGTCGCCCACTATGCTGGGCGGCCAGCAAAACGCGGGCTTTATGACCGACCGTTTGGGCAACCGCATTTACTCTCCCGGTGCGCCTCTTTTGTACGGCTTTGCCAAGGGCGGCCTTGCTGACGCCACGGCCACGGCCAACGCCTACACCATGGAAGACGAGGAAGACGTGCCGGTTGACACAGACCCCGTAGGTTCGGCCAAAAAGATGCTGGCTGCAATAAAACCTTCAAAAAAGTCTGCTCCCTCGCCCATTGCCAAGAGCATTAAGAAGTCGGGCGGCGCAAGTGCCAGCAAGGAAATGGACATGGCCTACCAGCCCTTGTCCTCGGCCAAAGAACAAGTGCCCGAGCTTAGGGACTCGCGCTCTGCTAGGGCGCAGATGGAAGCCATGGCCGAGGCCTACAAGCTGCGTGCCCAAGCGGCGACGCAGCAGTCTAAGGGGTTTATACGCGACACGATGAACGCGCCTACTTTGGACAGACCCAACTTGGGCAAAAACACTTTGACAGCCAAGCGGTTTAACGAAGGGGGTGAAGTGGAGCTGACGCAAGAAGAGATTGACGCGGCGAGCAAGCCTGCGTTTGTGACGCCGAAGTCTGGCATAGGCCGCAAGGAAGGCCCGATCAGCCAAGCGTTGAAGTCGGGCGAGGCGTATGTGAACGTGGCCAAGGGCTTGACGGAAATGCCGTACAACTTGGCAGGCGCGCCTATGGATTTGGCGATGTTGGCAAGGCAGGGCTTAACGGGCCAGGCCCCGGCCGGCCAAGTAGGCACCAGCGACTACATCAAAAACAAGATGACTGAACTTGGCATTCGCCAAGCGCCACCTACCGATCCGACGGCCAAGGGCTTTTACACTGCCGGCGATCTGTTGTCTAACTTGGTCAACCCCGCATCTGTGCCGCGCAAGGTGGGCCCGGCAATTGAAAAGGGTGTCAAGGCTGGCGCCACTGAGGTGGGCCGTCAGTTAGACCGTGCCATTATGGACAGCGCCGGTCCGTTGGCCGGTGTAGTGCCCGACGCCGCGCGCCCCATGTACGCGGTCCGCCCAACGGGCAGCACCATGCTTACGGGCCCCGTGGGTTTAAACAAAAACGTGAGTGAAGTTGACCAGCTGTTGCAAAGCGGTGTGAGCAATGCCAAAAGCGCTGCGGGTCAAAACGAGGGCCAGCAAAAACTCCTTGAAGATTTTTGGGGCAAGAAAGCCCGCAATTACTTTGAACGCCAATTTGGCACGCCGGACGACCCAATTATGGAAGGCATCAAAGCAGGGACGCTCAAGGGCACAGCATTGTCTTCCGACTTAAAGGCAGGGTTCCCCGAGCACCTTATTGAGTCCATGTCACTTGGGAAAACGCGGTCAAAGGAGGGCGCTCGTTCAACCCCTGAGTTTGTGGGACCTGGCAAAGCTGAAACTCGGTTTTTTCCAAAACACCCCAGAGCAATCGAGGACTTTACACAGCGGTATGACACGGCCACGGGGCTTAGAGGCAACCTAATCACCACCAACCCTGCCGCAGCTGACCCAGACTACAATTTAATTACCTCCGAAGGCCGGGCCATGGGCCGTGCAGCTTCGGAAGCTGCGGCAGACAAGATGCTCAACCAAGGCATGCGCCCTGAACTGATCAACCCTGAGGTCGGTGTCACAACCCGTTCTGTTAAGGACCCTGAGCGCATCGTGAGTGACAACAGCACCCGTTCGGCCAAGGACCTGTACGAAGCCTTTGAGGAGTCCTCCGCTTACAACAAGCTGACGCCAGAGCAACAACTTGAGTGGGCTAACACTCAATATGGCAGTGGCCGTAGCGCGTTGAGGGGCATGCAACCGCCGGAAATTGGGCCAAACTTGCTGGGCGAGAACGTGCGCACCGCCATTGAAAAGGGCGAGCCTGTGTACGACATCAATTACATGGGCAAAACCTTGCAGTCTTTGTTTAAGCCTGACAACATTAACGAGTACTTGGCCGGCCTGCCTCCCCGCGAGCTTGCCAACATTCGCTTTGAAGATGCAGTACGCGGCGGATTAAAGATTGGTGAAAAGCAGTTCAAAATGCAGGGATACGTTGACCGTATCAAATCGGGCAAACCTGTGGCAGACAACGTGTTTTCTGAGGGCGTAGGCAAGCCTCTAATACAATTTGGCGAGGGCTCAGGACTTGATGGGTTCGCTTGGAAGCGTATTGAAAAACGCGAGGCCACCATACCAGAAGGGGCGTATGTAGGCCACTCCGTAGGCGGATATGAGACGGGTGGAGTAGGGTATACAACCGACAAGCGCAATGGCTTTAACACAGGCAAGTGGCAGGTATATACTCTACGTGACAACAGAAATAGACCTGTCAACACAATTGAGGCAAAAATGCTTGATGAGGATACGCTTGTTGTAACGCAGATTAAGGGCAATGGCCGGGCTACGGGCAACACCGCTCCGGAAAAGTATGACGGAGCCGTTTTGAAGTTTCTTCAAGACTACTTAAAACCAGTAGCCATTGAAGAGTCGGACAGCCTCCTGACTCCTTTGTTGCAAAACTACAAAATAGAGCTTGGCGCATCGCCACGTGCTCGATAAGGAACACACATGGCAATCGAAAAAGCAATGAACCGGATGCCCACCCTTGAGGTGGTAATAGGCGGCGGCATCCCAGGACCCCAGTCAGACATTGAAATTATTATTGAAGAGGACGGTGGGGCCGTCGTGGAGATGGGTGAACAAGACGCCGAGGAGGTGGACTTTTACGCCAACTTAGCAGAGGTCATTGACCCAGATGACACGGCCATAATGGGCTTGGACGTTGCCGCTTTGTTTGAGGCCGATAAGGGCTCACGCTCCGATTGGGAGCAGATGTACGCTAAAGGCCTTGATCTGCTCGGCTTGCGCATTGAAGAGCGCACCAAGCCCTTTCGTGGAGCCTCTGGCGCTACGCATCCAATGCTCACTGAGGCCATCATTCAGTTCCAAGCACAGGCTTTCAAAGAACTAATGCCGGCTGGGGGCCCTGTCCGCACGCAGATTATGGGCAAAGAGACGGTGGAAAAGTTCCAGCAGGCCGGCCGTGTGCAGGATTTTATGAACTACCAGATCACCACGGTGATGGAAGAGTACACGCCTGAGTTTGACCAGCAGCTTTTTTACACGGGCTACGGCGGTTCGACCTTTAAAAAGGTCTACTACGACTTTCAACTAGGCCGCATGGTGTCCAAATTGTGCCTAGCCGACGATGTTTACATCCCCTACAACGGCTCAAGCGTCGTGTCCCAGTGCCCACGGCTCACGCACCGTATTGCGATGGACTCAAACGAGTACCGCAAGCGTGCTTTGGCGGGCGAATACCTTGACCTTCCGGTTGAAACGTATGCCGCGCCGTCAGACCCGGGCCACATCCAGTCTGCAATTGACAAAATTACCGGGATTCAACCCACAACCAACGAAGGCGAAGTGTTTTTGTTGGAGCAAATGGTTGATTTAGACCTTCCAGGCTTTGAAGACAAAGACGAAAAGGGTGCCCCAACCGGGATCAAGCTGCCATACGTAGTGACTTTGGTCGAAGACAGCCTAAAAGTGGTTGGAATTCGCCGAAATTGGAAAGAAGACGACAAAAAGAAGAACCGTCGCAACTACTACATTCACTATGTGTTGGTTGAGGGCCCGGGGGCATATGGTTTGGGTTTTGTGCACTTAATTGGGGGCCTTAGCAGGGCTGCAACCAGCGCTTTGCGTCAGTTAATCGACGCTGGTACGCTTGCAAACCTGCCCGCAGGCTTTAAAGCCAAAGGAGCACGGATCGCGGACGACTCTACGCCGATCCAACCGGGTGAATGGCGCGACATTGACGCCGGTGGAGCCGAGCTGGCCGGGTCCTTGATGCCTTTGCCGTACAAAGAGCCAAGCCAGACCTTGTTCGGCCTGCTAGGCTTTCTTGTAGACGCCGGAAAACGGTTGTCGAGCACTGCCGACATGCAGATTGGCGACGGCAACCAGTACGCGCAGGTCGGAACGACTTTGGCGCTGTTGGAGCGGGGCTCCATGGTCATGTCTTCCATCCACAAGCGCTTGCACTACGCCCAGACTTTGGAGTTCCGCCTCCTGTTTGAAGGCTTTGGCGAATACTTGGACGACGAGTACCCCTATGAGGTCCCTGGCGCGAGCCGCAAGATCAAGAAGGCTGACTTCAACACCATGGTGTCGGTGCAGCCTGTGGCTGACCCCAACATCTTTAGCTCCGCGCAACGCATTCAGTTGGCCCAAATGCAATTGCAGCTGGCCCAAAGCGCTCCGCAGATGCACAACATGTATGAGGCCTACTACCGCATGTATGCGGCCTTAAATGTGCGGGACATTGACGGCGTGCTGCTGCCTCAAAACACCAACATGCCTCGCGACCCTGCGTCCGAGAACAGTGACGTGCTTAACAGCATGAAGCTCAAGGCCTTTGCTGGCCAGCAGCACGACGCCCACATTGCAACCCACCTGATGATGGGCATGTCGCCCCTCGTCCAATCCCTTCCTGCTGCTGCGGGAGAGCTGCAAAAACACATCTTAGACCACGTTCGTCTTAAGGCGGAAGAAGACGTCGAAGCCGACCTGTTCAAGTCCTACGGTACCGATCCGGATAGGCTGATTTCGCTGATCCAAAAGGAGGGCATGATTGCCTTGCGCATTGCAAACAACCTGCAGGAAGTTCGCGACCTGCAGGACAGTTTGGCGGGAGGGGAAGAAGGCCCTGACCCCTTGATTAAACTTAAGGAAGCTGAAATCCAACAACGAGCCAAGAACGACGAGGCTAAGATTGCCTTAGACCAGCAGAAGCTGGCCTTGGATCAGCAAAAGCAACAGTCGACCCTTCAATTCAACCAGCAAAAGTTGCAACTGCAACAGGCCAAACAAACAGGAGGCCGCGATGCCGCGTAAGAAAGGTTCTAGTAAGCCAAAAACCGTGTCCTTTGCTTCTTCCAAAAAGAGCAAGACTAAAGAAACAACCGGCAAAGGGGTTTTAAAACCTTCGAAAGGGGTTCAGGGCCCTTTTATGGAAATAAAAAAACGCGATGCCAACCAGTTAACTAAGATATACTAAACTGTCAGTGAGTGCTATCAGACGGAGCCTTGTACCGTCTGCTTTTCATGGAAACCACCATGCTTGAATTTGCAGAAGCAGTTCTGAGGGAAATCAGGAAACTTCAGGATCAATCCAGACAGATTGTCCTGAACGGAACCATTACAGATATGGAGCGTTATCGCTACATGATGGGTCGCCTTGAGGGTTTGAGGATGGTTGAAGACTCCGTGAAAGATTTGCTTAAAAAAGTCACGGACGATGCCGACGATTTTCTCAAATGAAAGGTAACTAATGGAAACCGTAGCTATCCCTGAAATTAACATGACCGCCTTAGAGCGTAAATGGGCCGAGGAGGCAGCCAACAAACCGCCGGCCTTGGACGACGCTTATACAGAGCTGGGTTTTGACCCAGAAAAACTTGACCAAGCGGTCATTGACACCATTCCCCAGCCCAGTGGGTGGCGCATTGCCATCCTTCCCTACCGTGGCGCCGAGAAAAGCAAGGGCGGCATCGTCTTGGCTGAAGAAACTCAGCGCAGAAGTCAGCTTGGCACAGTGTGCGGCTACGTCTTAAAGGTAGGGTCCTTGGCCTACGCCGATCAATCCAAATTTCCCGCCGGCGCTTGGTGCAAGCAGGGTGATTGGGTTATCTTTGGCCGTTACGCTGGAGCACGCATCCCAATCGACGGAGGTGAGATTCGTCTCATTAACGACGACGAGGTACTTGGAGTGGTGAATAGCCCAGAAGACATTCTGCACATGTAAAGGAGCAATGACATGAATGAGCAACTTGAATTTAAGGTAGGGGAGGACGAGAGTCCGGCCACCGTATCAATTGGGGAGGACGGCGCTGCTGAAGTGCTGGACAAGCCCCAAGACCCGCAGGTAGAGACGTCTTCACAGTCGCCTTCTACCAGTGAGTTGGATCAGTACAGCGATGGCGTCAAAAAACGCATTGACAAGCTGACCGCTCGCCTGCGCGAGACCCAGCGCCGCGAGCAAGCCGCCTTAGAGTACGCCAAGAGCGTGCAGGCCCGGTCAAACCAGCTTGAGCAGCAGTTTATGAGCGCAGACTCTGCCCGCTTAGGCGAGGCCAACGGCCGCGTGCAGACGCAAGTTGTAGCGCTAAAACAGATTATTCGCAAGGCACGTGAAGAAGGCGACATTGACACAGAGACAGAAGCGCAGCAGCGCCTGACTTCGTTGGCCATGGAGCAGAACCAAATTAGTCAAGCTTCGCAGCAACGCGAACAACAAGCGCAGCAGTGGGCATACCAGCAGCAAGTCAACGCGCAGCAAGCTGCAGCCCAGCCACAGGCACAAGTACAGCAGGAAATTGACCCACGGGCTGAGGATTGGGCCGAACAAAATTCTTGGTATGGACGAGACACTGCAATGACGCACGCTGCGTGGGGAATTCATCGCCAGTTAATTCAAGTCGAGGGATTTGACCCAAACAGCGAAGCGTACTATGATGAGCTTAATAATCGTCTGAAACAGACTTTCCCTCAGAAACTGGGTGGCAGTTCGTATCAGGCGCAAACTAACAGGTCCACCAGGCCCGTGCAGACGGTGGCACCTGCATCCCGATCTTCGGGTATTAACAATGCACGCCGCACTGTCAGGTTGACCCCAAGTCAAGTTGCAATTGCCAAAAAGCTAGGCGTTCCTATTGAGGAATACGCTAAATACGTGAAGGATTAAGCCATGACTGACGTTAAGATTCCAACTCTCAATCGCTCCACCCGTGGGTCCGAATCCCGCGACACGGATGCGCGACGTAAGCCTTGGGCTCCACCTTCGCGTCTGGACGCGCCACCCGCGCCTCCGGGATACAAACACCGTTGGATTCGGGCTGAAGCTGGGGGTATTGATGACCGCACGAACATTGCAGGCAAGCTCCGTGAGGGGTATGAGCTGGTTCGTGGGGACGAGTACCCCGACTATCACGTCCCAACAATAGACGATGGCCGACATGCTGGCGTTATCAGCGTGGGAGGTCTTCTTCTAGCACGTATTCCGGAAGAAACGGTTGAAGAGCGCAAGGCGTATTACCAACGTAGAGCAAGCGACCAATTGCAGGCTGCGGATAACGAACTAATGAAGGCCAATGCTCACAACAGCATGACCATTCAGCGTCCGACTCGTCAGTCCCGCGTATCCTTCGGCGGCTCTAACAAGGGCTAACGAATCCCTCTTTTTTAAGGAATAACAAATGGCGAACATCGATAAAGCCTTTGGTCTGCGCCCTATCGGTAACCTTTCTGCTACTGGTGCCCAGAAGCAGTACGGCTACGAGATTGAGGACAACCAAAATGGCGCAATTTTTCAAGGTGACCTAGTTACCATCGTAGGAGGCTATGTTGTTAAATTTGCTCCGGGCACGCATGCTGCAGCCTTGGGCGTTTTTAACGGCTGCCAGTACATCGACCCTACCAGTGGCAAGCCCACGTTCAAGAACTTCTACCCAGGTTCTGTCAACATCACTTCGGGCAAAATTCAAGCCGATGTGCTCGACGACCCTAGTCAGTTGTTTCTTATCCAAGCAGACGAGGACATTGTGCAAGCTGACATTGGCAAAAACGCCGATGTCGTTGGCTCAGGCGGTAGCACCGTAACAGGTGTTTCCTCGATGGAACTCGACTCCTCCACCATCGCAGATACAGCAGCGCTGAACCTGAAGATTGTGGGCTTGTATAACGTCCCGGGCAACGCGTTAGGCAACTTTGCAGTTGTCGTTGTGAAAATCAACGAGCATCTGTACGGCAGCACTGGCGTCAAGGCCGTGACCTAATTTAAAGGAACTAAAAAATGGCAATCTCACGTGCACAACTGGTGAAAGAGCTTGAGCCGGGTCTCAACGCTTTGTTCGGTATGGAGTATAGAAACTACGAGAACCAACACACCCAGATTTACACCATCGAATCTTCAGACCGCGCGTTTGAAGAAGAGGTGATGGAATCTGGCTTTGGTGAAGCCCCTGTGAAGACCGAAGGCGCTGGCGTTTCGTACGACCAAGCGCAAGAAGTTTACACAGCGCGCTACACCCACGAGACCATCGCTTTGGCGTTCTCGCTGACCGAAGAAGCCGTTGAGGACAACCTCTACGACCGTCTGTCGGCCCGCTACACCAAGGCATTGGCCCGCTCAATGGCTCAAACCAAGCAGATTAAGGCTGCGGCTGTGCTAAATGGCGCCTTTACCACCTCTATTGGTGGCGACGGTGTTGTTCTGTGCGCAACCAACCACCCGACTCTGTCTGGCCCTAACTTGGCCAACACCTTGGCAACCCCTGCCGACTTGTCCGAGACCGCCTTGGAACAAGCTCTGATCGACATTGCTGCGTTTACCGACGAACGCGGCTTGAAGATCGCGGTTCAGGGCCTGAAGCTCATCATCCCGAAAGAGTTGATGTTCACGGCTGACCGTATCCTAAAGTCCACTCTGCGTGTGGGCACTGCTGACAACGACATCAACGCTGTTCGCAACATGGGCATGGTGCCTCAGGGTTACGTGGTCAACAACTTCCTGACCGATCCAGAAGCGTTCTTTATTAAGACTGACGCTCCTAACGGCATGAAGATGTTTGAGCGCGTGTCGTTGAAAACCGGTTTTGAAGGCGACTTTGATACTGGCAACGTTCGCTACAAGGCTCGTGAGCGCTACAGCTTTGGCTTCAGCGATCCACGCGGCTTGTTCGGTTCGCCCGGCGCGGCCTAATGGTCGAGTAAATGGAAAAAGGGGCCTTGTGCCCCTTTTTCTTTTGGTGTATATTGAGCGCATTCCGGGCCTTCCGGTGTATCAAACAGTCCCGGCTGACGACATGCAGATTGATACGCCTAACTTGCATGTAAGGAAACAATCATGGCATTGACCACATTCTCCGGCCCAGTCTCTTCCCTCAACGGCTTCATCACCACAATTTCCAACTCTTCCACAGGTGCCTCCGCCTTTAACGCGAATACCACTGCCGTTACGATGACGGGTGTTGGCGGCACGGGTGGGCGCACCTTGTTTGAGATGGATACTAACGTCGCTCTGGGTTCGTTCTCTAATGCCCTGAAAGCCGAAGTCACTTACGGTGCTACTGGTCGCACGACCGGTCTGGGTTCAGCCTTTGTTGCTGAGTTGAGCCTGTCTGCCGGTACATCTTCTGGTAATTACGCTCCTCTTGAGATCGAGTTGAATGCTCCTACTGGGGCTTCGACAGGAACTTTAACGAGCTTTATCCACGCCTCAACTCAAGGAGCGGGCGTTGCAGCGGTTGACGACAATGCTGTGTTCTTTAACCTTCAAGGCGTAACGGCAGGCTCTGGGCACATTTTTCAAACTGGTACAACGCTTGGAAGTGCAGGAGCCACCATCAAGGTTCGGGTTGGAAATACGAATTTCTTCCTGCCACTGTACGCCACTCAAATCACCACCTAATGGCTGCGCTGGATGAGGGCTACCTGTTGGGTTTGAGAAATCAGGCACTTGAGCAAAGGCAAAAGTATCTGGACCTCATCCAGCAGGCTAACGGGGCAATTGCAATGGTTGATGTTTTAATAACAGAACTCAACCGAGAAGAACCGGAGCAAGAAAATGGCGACTAATGTAAAACAAGCGCATATAAACACCAGTGGTTTTCTGGTGATGGGCCGTAACCGTATCAGGGGGCTCTCCTATGTGGGCACCGCCGACGCAGGCGAACTGGCAATGTTTGATACGACTTCTGCTCCTGTAACTTCTAGTGTCACTTATGGACGTACTGGAACAACTGTAACAGTCAGTAAAACATCCCATGGCTTAGTAACTGGGGACGTTGTAGGAATTCACTTTTCGGATTCGTCAGGCGCATCTGCTACAGATGGCAACTATTCCATTACTCGAATAGATGCTAATTCTTTTTCGCTTACAGACATTAACACAGGCGATATTAGTGGCAGCCCAGCAGCTGCTTATGTCAGTGGAAACAATCGTTGGTTGTTGACCTATGAGGTATCTGCTACGGACATTTTTAACAATGCTCCTGATGTTCCTGATCAAGGCGTTTTGGCCGTTAACGCCATCTATGCCTACATGATCAACATAGCTGCGGTAAATATTTACTATGGCTAAGAAGACCCCTTCCCTTTCGGTTGGTCGTGGCGAGAAATTGCCCGTCTCCAAGGGGGCGGGCTTGACTGCCAAAGGCCGTGCCAAGTACAACGCGGCCACAGGAAGTAATTTGAAGGCCCCCCAGCCCAAAGGCGGTAAGCGCAAGGACTCGTTCTGCGCGCGCATGGGCGGTATGCCGGGGCCCATGAAGGATGAAAAAGGCAAGCCTACCCGCAAGGCAGCGGCCTTAGCGCGATGGAAATGCTGATGGACATCAACTTAGTCTGGTCTGCCGTTTTATCTGCCGCAGTTGGCGGATTGTGGTTTTTTATCCGTGAAAAATTTGACGAGCTCAAGCGCATCGACATTTTGTTGAACAAAACACGCGAGGAGATTGCCCGTGATTACGCAACTAACACAGAAGTGCAAAGAGTCACTGATCACATTGATCAGCGTTTTAACCGGCTTGAAGCAAAAATTGATCAACTTATTCAACAGGCAAACTAAGGAGCAATGATGGCAACCTCGAAACTAAAGATGGTCAAAAAAGGCGGTAAATCCGTTCCTGCCTTTGCGGCCGATGGCGTTGGCAAGATGAAAAAAGGCGGAATTGCCGGCATGCACAAGATGCCTGACGGTAAGATGATGAAAAATTCTGACATGGGCGACAAAATGGGTCGCGCTGTTAAACGTAAAACGGCCGACGTTAAGGGCCGTGCAATGAAAAAAGGAGTTTAATATGGCTGGACGTGGAATGGGAGCCGCTACGCGCGGTGGTGGTGCTGTTGAAAGTGGCCCCGCAAACAAAATGATTTCTGAGCCAAGCAAGACCACTGGTCCTGTGAGAATGGCCAAAGGCGGCATGGCCAAGGGCATGATGGCCGGTGGCATGATGTCTAAGGGCTACGCTGCAGGCGGCGCGGCCAAGAAGATGTCTAAGGGCATGATGGCGGGCGGTAAGCGCGCTAAGTAATGTCATACCTCATCAGCAACATTCCGTACTTTAAGTGCTGGGTTAGACGCGAGTTTACCCACATGCACCAAAAGTACCACGGCGAGTATTTGCACGCAAACGTAATTGCGGTCAATGTCATGCCCGATCGTTGCTTGAGTTTTCAGCTTGTGTTTACCGGGTGTGAAAGCCACGTAGACGGCTCTGAAAACGTGCATGGGGGAGCCATGTGGGCGCGCATGCCGATCACAGCGCTGGTGGGGGATATCCCACTGGAGGAGTGGCCGGAGCGCATGCCTACGCACTTGGTGCAGCCTTGGGATTGTCCGTCGCATCATCACACTGTGATCAAGTTTGCGAGGACCAGTCCCAGCCCTTGGATATGCAAGATTGATGGCGAGTTTTACACTGGCCGGTACTTGTTCACCGTGGATTACGCGGAGAGCGAAGTAGCCGACTGCCCTGCGCAGCACAAGCAAAGTCATGTTTTGATTTTGACCGACGCAGGCAAGTGGACGGGTAACATCGTGGCGTTGCCAAACAACCGCGTTCGGGTTACAAGCCCCGCGTTTTGGCAAACAGGCGAGGGTGCCCCTGACTTTAGGCCAAGCCAGTGGACGCATTGTGCGGAGCAGGACGACTCGTACATGGACGCACAAGCAACATTTGACAACCTGTACAGCAAATGACCACTTCTGGCACCACCACATTCAACCTGTCGATTGACGACTTGGTTGAGGAGGCGTTTGAACGCTGCGGCATGCGCCCGACCAGCGGGTACCAACTTGCCTCGGCGCGTCGCTCGCTCAACCTGCTGTTCCTTGATTGGGCCAATCGTGGGCTGAACCTGTGGACCATTGAAGAGGCCACGTTTGCGCTGACCGCAGGGGTCAACGAGATTTCGCTGCCAACAGATGTGGTGAACGTGCTTGAGGCGGTCATTCGTCAAAACAACCAAGGCATCAACACGGACGTCTACATTGAGCGAATCAGTCGAGAGGACTGGCTCAACGTGCCGGACAAGACCACGCAGGCCCGTCCTGCGCAGTTTTATGTTGAGCGGACCAATGTCCCCAAGGTATATTTCTATCCCGCAGCAGACCAGAACTACACCTTCGTGTATTACCGCATTCGCCGCATCCAAGACGCTGGGGACTACACCAACACCTCGGACGTGAATTTCCGCTTTCTACCGTGCTTGGCCTCGGGCTTGGCATATCACTTGTCGTTAAAGTTTGCCGCTGACCGTGCAAGCGCGTTGAAAGCGCTTTACGAAGAGGATTTCCAGCGCGCGGCGCTTGAAGACCGCGACACGGCTAGCGTGCAATTCGTACCGGACTTGGGGGTATGACATGGCCTTCGCATCCGGCAAGTTCTCCAACGCGTTGTGCGACTACTGTGGCCAGCGGTACAAGTACAACACCCTGCGCAAAAACTGGCGGGGGTTTATGGTGTGCCCGGATGACTACGAGCCTAAAGAGCCTCAGCTTGAGCCGCTTCGCTACCGGGGTGATGCGATCGCGCTGCGCGATCCGCGTCCCGACCGAATTGAGCCGGTGTCGGTCTTCGTGGGCGCCCCAGGCTTCACGGCGTTTCAAAGCTACGGCAGCGTCCAAGGCGGCACTAACATGCAGCCATATCTGCAGGGCCAAGCGCTCATCGCGCAGGGCGCTATCGGAACAGTGACAGTGAGCACCTCATGACCTACGACGAACTTGTCACCAACATCCGCAACTACACCGAGGTGGGCAACAACGTCTTCACCGAGCCGGTGATCAACACCTTCATTACGTTGGCAGAGAACCAGATTCTTCGCGAGATTGACTTGGACGTGTTCAAGCTTGAGGCCACGGGCACGATGACTCAAGGCAACAAGTTTTTGGCCGCACCGACCGATCTGCTCACGCACCGTTACATGATCCTAACCCCGGTCAGTGGTGACCAGTTGTTCTTGGACTTCCGGGACACCTCCTTCATGAAGGAGTATTGGGACAACGGGTCGGTGCAGGGCACCCCAAAATACTATTCGGTATGGAACCAGAACACGTTCTACATTGCGCCCACACCAAACCAAAACTACAGCGTAGAGCTGGGCTACATTTACCGCCCAGCGCAGCTGTCTTCGACCAATACGACGACTTGGATTAGCAACAATGCACCTGAGGCGCTGTTGTATGCATGCCTGATCCAAGCTTACAGCTACACCAAGGGACCTACTGAGATGATGCAGTATTTCCGTTCAGCATACAAAGAAGCTATTCAAGGCTTGGGTACTGAGCAGCAGGGCCGCCGTCGCCGTGACGAGTACCGTGACGGTATGCTTCGTATTCCCCTTAAATCGGATTCACCAGGCCCATGATTACCGTATCCGCCCCTGTTTTGGTTGGCAGCGTCTTTGTCGAGACCACGCATGCGCGTGGTTGGAACGTCGAAGAGCTGGCCGCACGCGCCGCTGACAAGATTATTTTTGTCGGCGACCAGTCCCATCCCGCTGTGCAGGCGCAAGCCCGTGCATTTAAGGAAAGCGTCAAGCATGTGGTGGCGTTTTATTTGAAGGAGGCGGTCGAACAGGACCGTTCCACGATCGCCATGCGCTTGCGCGAGGCGGGACACCCTGATTTGGTTTATTTGTTAGGAGATTAAAAATGGCGTTTACAGGAAACTTCATGAGCACCAGCTTTAAGGTTGAGCTGATGCAAGCCGTGCACAACTTTACCACTGGCACGGGTAATACCTTTAAGCTGGCCTTGTACGACAACAGCGCGTCCTTTACCGCCGCGACCACGGCGTACACGGTCACCAACGAGGTAGCGAACTCCGGTTCGTACGCGGCTGGCGGCGGCACGTTAACCAACGTCACACCCACGTCTACGGGCACGACCGCGTTCACAGACTTTGCGGACTTGTCGTTTACCAGTGCGACCATCACCGCCTTTGGCGCCTTGATTTACAACGACACGGCGGCCGGTAATCCAGCGGTTTGCGTTTTGGACTTTGGCGGTGCAAAGACCTCGACCAGCGGTACTTTTACCATCATCTTTCCAACTGCCGACGCAAGCAATGCCATCATTCGCATTGCTTGATAAGGGGCGCGCGTGGCTGATGTCGTTGTTGCCTTTGAAGGCTGGAATGCCTCTGGCGTAGGCTGGGGCGAACAGCCTTGGGGAGAGGGCGTTCTCGACATCAAAGCCACGGGAAATGTAGGCTCTGTGCAGGTGACCGCTGATGCGGTCGTTTTACTTTCCGGGGTAGGCGCAACGGCCTTTTTGGGTGCGGTTACCGTCACGGCCAATGCTAATGCCAGCGTTACGGGAGTAAGCGCCACGGGCCAAGTTGGCCAAATCACCATGACAGGTGATGCCAGTGTCACGCTTACGGGCGTAGAGGGCACGATGGCCGTGGGCCTTGTGACGGTAGCCGCCAACGCGGATGTGTTTGTTACGGGCGTGCAGGCGACGGGCCAAGTAGGTCAGGTAACGCATACCGGCGACGCCAATGTAACGCCGATTGGGGTCCAAGGCACGATGGCCTTAGGCACGGTTACAGTCAGCGGCACTAGCACGGTAGTCGTTTCGGGCCTACAGGCCACGTCCAGCGTGGGTAGTGTAATTGCGGCGGCGAATGCTGACGTGTTTGTTACGGGCGTGCAGGCAGTGGGCCAGGTTGGAAACACACTGGTCTGGAGTGTAATAGATGACAACCAGACCCCTAACTGGCAGAATGTGGATGATTCACAGTCAGGTAATTGGGTCGTTGTCAATGACAACCAGACGCCGAACTGGCAAAATGTGGATGATTTACAGTCAGGTAGTTGGGTCGTTGTCAATGACGGAAATACAGTGACTTGGACTCAAGTCCTAACGTAAAGGAAATAACATGGCAAGCACCTATTCAAGTAACCTCAAGATTGAGTTGATGGGCACGGGGGAGAACTCGGGAACTTGGGGCACCATCACAAATACCAACTTAGGTACAGCCTTTGAGCAGGCCGTCATTGGTCTGGGCAATCCCGATTACCCGTCTGATGCCAACCTGACCATTACCCTCACCAACAGCAACGGGGCCCAAGCTGCTCGTGCTTTGGTTCTAAATGTAACTTCCGCGTTTGGTAGCTTAACGGTCACTCGCGAGCTGATAGTTCCTACCATCCAGAAGCAGTACATCGTACAGAACAACACGACGGGGGGTCAGAGCATTACGGTGAAGACCTCGGGCGGCACGGGCATCACGGTGCCTAACGGCCGCAAAGCGCACTTGTACGCCGACGGCACGAATGTCATTCAAATGTTCGACTTCGTGGACATCAACGGTGGCGCGATTGATGGCACTATTATTGGCGGAAGTACTGCGGCAGCAGGAACATTTACGACTGCAACGGCTACGACGGGCAACATCACAACCGTAAACGCAACAACGGTTGACGCCACAAACGTGGAAGTCACTAACATCAAAGCCAAGGACGGCACAGCGTCTATTGCTCTTGCCGATAGCACGGGCGTAGCAACTATTGCTGCTGCACCAATTCTGACTGCATTGACTGCCAGCCAAGCAGTTTTTACCAATGGCTCTAAAGCGCTGGTCAGCAACGCCATCACGGGTACGGGTAGCGTGGTGATGTCCGCAAGTGCAACACTGACCACCCCCATACTTGGTACGCCACAATCAGGTACTTTGACCAACGCTACGGGGCTGCCAATTACTACCGGCGTGTCTGGTTTAGGCGCGGGAGTGGCATCCTTTTTGGCCACACCCACATCTGCTACTTTAAAAACTGCGGTCACGGATGAAACGGGCGCTGGTGCTCTTGTGTTTGCCACAAGCCCTACGCTGGTTACCCCCATACTTGGCACCCCACAATCAGGCACGCTAACCAACGTCTCTGGGCTTCCAATTACTACTGGCGTATCTGGTTTAGGCGCTAATGTTTCCACGTTCCTTGCTACACCCACTTCTGCTACTTTGGCTGCTGCGGTAACTGACGAAACAGGTACGGGTGCGCTAGTGTTTGCTGCAAGTCCTACACTGACTACACCCATACTCGGCACCCCACAATCAGGTACTTTGACCAACGCTACGGGGCTGCCAATATTAAGTGGAACTACCGGAACACTAACGGTAGCCAGAGGCGGCACTGGGGTTACAACGTCCACCGGCTCGACTAATGTTGTCTTGTCAAACAGCCCGACTCTGGTAACCCCCGCTTTAGGCACTCCCTCCAGTGGTGTTGTAACCAATTTAACGGGTACGGCCTCAATTAACATCAATGGCACAGTAGGAGCTACAACAGCTAACACAGGTGCTTTCACCACACTTACAGCCAGTACAAACCTGTCTTCAACGCGGATCAACCCGCGTGTCTCAAGTGCTGCATCGGCGTCAACACTTACACCAGATATTAGCTCGTTCGATCAGTTTGCTTTTACAGCACTTGCTGCGGGTCTAACAATCAATGCGCCTACAGGAACGCCGGTTGACGGAAACAAACTGATATTTCGCTTCTTAGACAATGGCACAACACGTACATTGACATGGAATGCTACGTTCACTGTCATTGGAACAACTCTCCCAACAGCCACCACCGCAAATAAAATGGTTTACGTCGGCTGTATCTACAACGCTGCCAACACCCGCTGGGATGTTGTGGCTGTCGCAACTCAAGCATAAGGAACCACCATGAAAATAGATTTTGACTTCACCACCGCCCACGGTATTTTCCGCGATGCTTTGCATCTACCTGATGACCACACACTAACTGATGACGAAATCCAAGCCATGAAGCAACAGCGTGTGGACAACTGGATTGCTGTAGTAACTGCACCTCCTGTAGAGCCTGATACGGTAGTTATTGATGGCGTAACGTATGAAAAAATTCAGATTGATGGACAGACAGTTCTAAAGCCTGTGGAGGCGTAATATGGCTGATCGCTATTGGGTAGGCGGGGCCGGGAACTGGAGTTCTACAACGAAATGGAGTACCTCGTCAGGCGGTGCGTCTGGTGCTTCTGTTCCCACGGCGGCTGACAACGCAATCTTCGACGCTAGTTCAAACACCACGGCTACGCACTACACGGTCACTGTCACTGCTGACTCGACCTGCGCTAACTTGACGTTTACACCAGTTGCTGCTAATGGGGTTACTGAGTTTGCTTTTGCCACAGGCTTTGTTATTGCTGGAACATTCTCGACTAGCGGTACTGCTGGCAACCGCCGTGCATGGTTTCGTTCTATTACCTACGGCATACTGCGTGATATGCAGATTGCCACTATTGGCACTGTAACTGACGTAGATTTTCGCGATGTTCGGGTTACTGGCGCTGGCGGAACTTTGACTGGCACACGCATCGGCGACTTGCGGGGCATCAGCGGGATAACTGCGTCTACACCTAAGACGGTGTTTTGGAACCTTGCAGGAGCGCAGAACTGGTCAGCAGATGCTTGGGCGACCACATCCACAGGATCGCCATCAACAGACAACTTCCCGTTAGCGCAAGACACAGCAACATTTACCAATGCGGGTAGTGTTACTGGAAATATTACCTTTGATGCGGCTATTCCCTACACGGGAACGGTAGATATGTCTGCTCGAACGACTGCGGCTCAGTTACTTACAAATACAACACAAATTATTTACGGAAACTGGTCTAATGGTTCGGGTACTACCTTTGCTGCGGGAAGTGGCACTTTCACCTTTTCAGGGCGTAACACGCAAACAATTACTAGTGCGGGTAAAACTTTTCCCAGTGCAATTGCTTTTGACTCCTACGGTGGCTCAGTTGAACTTGCTGACGCGTTTAATATTAGTTCAAGTGACATAACGATTACCAACGGCACATTTGACACCAAGAATTACAACATCACTGCTTCGCAGTTTTCATCTAGCAACTCAAACGTGCGGGTGATTAAGTTGGGTTCTAGCACAGTAACACTATCTAATACCGTTACTTTTACCACATCCACAAACTTGACGTTCAATGCGGGAACTTCGTCTATTGTTCTCACTGCAACTTCACCGACATTTAATGGTGGTAGCCAAACTTTCTACAATTTTTCATTTACGTCAACCTCCGCTTCCGCAGGTTCAGATATAAACGGAACAAATACGTTTCAAAATTTGTCGTTTCTTTCACCAAGCACAGGTAGGTCAAGATACACTTTTTCGGATAACCAAACAGTTACGGGGACGTTAACCTGTGCAGGCTCCTCAGTTATTGGCCGCATCATGTTAAGGAGCGACACGGTCGGCACTACCCGTACCCTGACTGTCGGAACCCTATCCGCTGACGACTGCGATTTCCGTGACATCACCATTGCGGGTACAGCCGCTGGTGGCTCTCCAACCCGTGCCGGTGATTGTGGTGGCAACACGGGCATCACTTTCCCTGTTGCTAAAACTGTTTACTGGAACTTGGCTGGGGCGCAAAACTGGTCTGCTACGGCTTGGGCTCCGGGCTCCGGCGGCGTTCCAGCGGTCAACAACTTCCCGTTAGCTCAGGACACTGCGGTGTTTGATGAAGCAGCAAGCAGCGTGACAGGAACGATTACTATCAACGCCGGCTGGAATATCGGTACGTTTGATGCGTCACTACGAACCAGCGCAATGACGCTGACAACCAGTGTTAACACTACTATAGCAAGTTATGGTAATTGGACGTTTGGTACGGGCATTACGCAAACAAGCTCTACAGGCACAATTACTTTTGCTGGTCAAGTAACTCAAACTATTACCAGCAACGGCGTGACGTTTGGTTGCCCTGTAACTATTGATTGCGGCGCGGGAACTGTTCAACTTGCTGATGCTTTAGCGCTTAACTCTGCTCGGCAATTGAACCTTGCAAGCGGCACGTTTGATGCTGTGACGTACAACGTGACGGCTGGAACATTTCAAAGTACCGCTTCATCAGCTACTCTAAAAATGGGTTCTGGTACATGGACGTTATCGGGAACTGGAGCGGTTTGGTCAATAGCAACAACATTATTGACTTTGTACAAAGGCACAGCCGACATTGTTTTATCTGACACTAGCACAACAGCAAGAACATTTTCTGGTAATACTTATTCTTACAATAAACTTACCATTGGGGGTGCAACGGGAACGTCTACGCTCACAATCACAGGTAATAGTCAGTTTACCGAATTTGCCAGTACAAAAACCGTAGCGCATACCATTGCCCTCGCAACAAGTACACAGACGTTTGGCGCGTGGACAGTGACTGGTACTGTCGGCAACGTGGTCACGGTTACAGGCACAGGGGTAAGCCATGTCATCGCTGGTGCTCGTGTATCAAGTGTTGACTACCTTGCAATGGGAACGATTGGTTTTATAGCCACAAGCCCCGGCGAGTTCTACGCTGGAGCTAACAGTACCGGAACCGGAACAGGCGTTATCCTGACCGCTGCTCCTGCTGCTACAACCCGTTACTGGGTTGGCGGTACAGGCACATGGGATGCAGCAACCACAACCAACTGGTCTACGTCTTCTGGCGGTGGTGGGGGTGCTTCTGTACCCACTTCTGCCGACGCGGTGATATTTGACACGCTGTCCAATGCAACAGCCTACACCGTCACCTGCACAGCTACTCAGCTTCGTTGTGCTGCATTGACCTTTGCTGGCCCGTTATCAGGCAATGTGACATGGGCAGGTACTGCGCCATTAGCAATCCACGGCAACTTTACCTTGCCTGCTACTGGGTTGACTCGTTCCTATTCGGGCGCAATTGTTTATTCCGGTTCGTCTACAGGAAGAACCATTACCACAAACGGTATAGCTCTTTCTTCAACCACCACTATCAATGGTGTTGGATGTGGGTGGACTTTAGCAAGCGCTTTGAATACTGGAAGCGGCTCACTTACTGTAACAAACGGGTCGTTTGCTACTTCAACTTTTAACTTTACAACCACTTCGGGGATTGGTTCAACTACGTCTAACTCTCGCACAATAGATTTTGGGTCTTCAACAATATCGGTTGCTGGAAATTTTGCACTTGGTACAACTGAAAATGCACGCGCAAACTTGACGTTTACTGCGGGAACATCTCAGATTAATCTGCCAGTTTCTGGCTCAACGCTTGATGGTAATAATCAAACTTTTTACAACGTCAGTGAAACCCTTGCAGACTTTACTTCCATTACGTTAACTGGCGTAAACACTTTTAATAACCTGTCTTTTGCAGGCAGGACATCTGCTGGCATTTCTGCTGTAACCATCAGCGGCAACCAAACCATCAGCGGCACTTTGACGCTCTCGGCAGGCACAGACGCCACCATGCGTAACTTTGTGCGATCCAATACCATTGGCACGACACGGACACTGACCTGTGCTGCGTTTGCTGGAACTGACGCTGACTTTCGAGACATCACAATTGCCGGTGCTGCGGCTCCCGTGTCTGGTACTCGGCTTGGTGACGGCAAAGGCAACAGTGGCATCACGTTCGGCGCAGGGGTTACAAAGTATTGGAACTTAGCGGGTGGCGGAAATTGGGGAGGGGCAATAGGCTGGGCTACGTCAAGCGGCGGATCACCAGCAATCAACAACTTCCCACTGGCACAAGACACCTGTCTTTTTGAGGCAACGGGATTGACCAGCGGCAGCACGGTCACAGTCAACGCTGCCTACAACATTGGCACGATAGATATGTCTGCCCGTACCAGCAACACGATGACGCTGGCAACAGGAACAACTACACCAGCTATCTACGGTAACTGGGCCAACGGTACAGGCACTACAATATCTGGCACAGGTGATTTGACATTTTCTGGACGGGGAAGTCAGACACTTACCAGTGCTGGCCGTACGTTTACACAGCCGTTTGCAATAAGTACACCGGGCGGGTCTGTAACATTGCAAGATGCTTTTGAAACAACTACGACTTTAGAAATAGATATTGTAAACGGGACATTTGATGCCAATAACTATAACGTCACGTTATCAAACGGGGGTGGGGTAGATTCAAACAACTCTAATACACGCACAATCGCTATTGGTTCTGGGACTTGGATAAGTTCAGCACCCGGCACTGGCGCTTGGAATGCTGCCACCGCAACTAACCTAACCGTCACAGGTACAGGCACAATTAGCCTAACCTCTGCATCTGCTAAAAGTTTCCGAGGCGGCAGTCTTTCCTACGCAGGCATTACCCTTAACCACGGGGGTGTAGGTACGCTAACATTCACAGGTAATCACACCTTTGCCAACATTAGCAGCAGTGTAGGTGTTGCTACGATCATCAACTTTGGCACAAGCACCCAAACAGTAGGAGAGTTCACCGCATCTGGTGGGGCAGGGCGGGTTTTAACAATTCAAGGTACAGCAGCAACCAACCCTTGCACGTTGATTTACACAGGCGTTGGTCTGGCTACACCGGATACAACTGACTACCTAACCCTCACAGGCGTTCGTGCCTACCCTCTGGTAGACACTTGGAATGCTGGGTCAAACACAACCAATAACGGCTCACTCGGTTGGACATTTAACGAAGCTGTTGTTATTGCTGGCACTAGCACTTTCTTTCTTATGTTTTAAGATGTAGACGGACAAAAAATGAAAAATCAAGTACCCTCAAGAACATTGCCAGATGGCACTGTAGAAGCTGCCCATAACACGGAAACTGTGTGTCTCCACTGCGGGTACGACTTAGATGAGGCGGAGCTTGTTGCCGACGCATGCGCGGATTGTGGTAAACCGTTAAACCTCAAACGGTCAGTTGCCATCCAAGTAACAACCTTACCTTCTATTTTTGGTGGTGTAATGTGATTCTTTACAGCAAGCGCGTTAACCATGATAGACCCATTCACCGCCCTAGCTGCTGTAAACACAGCAATCAAGCTCGTCAAGGCTACGGTTAAGACCGTCCAGAACCTTGAGAGTCTAGGGCCGTGTCTGGGTCAGTTCTTTGGCGCTAAAGCTGAAGCAATTAAGGTAGTCAAGGCCGGTGGATTCAAAGGCTCTGCAATGGGTCAGGCGCTTGAGTTAGAAATGGCGATTGAGTCTGCCAGAGCGTTTGAAGAAGAAGTGAAGATGCTGTTCTTTCAGTCCAACAAAATGGACGTATGGCAAAAGATCGTTGCCCGTGCTTCTACCATTACAAGCGCCCAGATTCAAGCGGAGCGCCGTGAACGAGAAGCCAAGAAACGCCGTGCTGCTGAGATTGATGAGTTGCTAACTATTATCTTGATACTGTTTGTCACTGCTGTAGTAATAGGAATTGTTGGTTGGTTTATATGGGAAGCTGTTCGGCAATGCGCTCCTAATTGTGGTTATAACCGTTGAGGACTGACATGGACACACTACTTAGCATCTTAAAGAACGTGGCTCCGGGTATCGCTACTCTAGTAGCTGGGCCTGCTGGAGGTGCAGTTGTTTCTGCACTAGCGGCTAAGTTCGGGGTATCTGATACCGTTGAGGAAGTTGCCAAAGCTATTGCAGGTGATCCCGCTGCGGCGCAGAAGCTGGCTGAGATGGACTTGGAAAAGTTTCGCATTGAAGAAGCCGCTGTAACCTCACGCTGGGAAGCTGACATGGGTTCAGACTCATGGCTGTCCAAGAACATCCGCCCAATGGCGCTGATTGCTATCTTTGTAGCGTTCTTCTTGTTTACGATGATGTCAGCGTTTGGCTACAACGCACAAGAATCCTACGTGCAACTGCTAGGCCAGTGGGGTCAGATCATCTTCCTCGCCTATTTTGGTGGTCGCACAATTGAAAAGTTGGCTGACATGAAGGCTAAGAAATGAACCTCACAACCAATTTTTCCTTGCACGAGTTAACCAAGAGCGAGGCCGCGCTACGCCATGACATGGACAACACGCCGTCGCCAAGGGCCTTGGCTAATCTACAGGCTTTGGCCACCGCCGTCCTGCAGCCCGTGCGCGATCACTTTGCGCGGGGCGTGAAGGTCAACTCGGGCTACCGCAGCCCTGATGTAAACGCCAAGGTCGGCGGCTCGCGGACCTCGGACCACTGCCAAGGCATGGCCGCTGACATCGAAATACCGGGCGTTCCCAACCACCAACTGGCCGAGTGGATTCAAGGCAATCTCCCCTATACACAACTGATCTTAGAGTTTTATACTCGTGGGGTGCCCGATTCCGGTTGGGTGCATGTTTCGTACAACCCCGACAATTTAAAAAAACAAGACCTTACCGCCGTGAAAGAGAACGGCAAAACCGTCTACTTAAACGGCCTGTCGGCCTAAAGGAGCCCTTTGTGCCTGTAACTAAACCAAAGCCAAAATCCACGGTCAATGCCGCAGGCAACTACACCAAGCCGAGCATGCGCAAGGCGTTGTTTGGCAAAATCAAAGCCGGCACGGCGGGCGGAGACCCTGGGGAATGGTCCGCGAGAAAAGCCCAGCTGTTGGCCAAGCAATACAAGGCCAAAGGCGGGGGCTACAAGTGAAAGACCCCCAAAAATCCCTGAAGGACTGGGGCGATCAGAAGTGGCGTACCTCCGACGGCAAGCCCAGCAAGGGCAAAAAGCGTTACCTGCCTGACGCGGCATGGGGCGCTTTGTCGCCTGGCGAGAAGGCGGCCACCAACCGAGCTAAATCCAAGGGCAACGCCAAAGGCAAGCAGTTTGTAAAACAGCCAAAAACCGTTGCCAAAAAAACAGCAGGGTACAGATAAGTTATGGCACTTCTTCGACTTGCTCTCAAACCAGGTATTGACAAGCAGAACACCGAGTACGGCGCTGAGGGCGGCTGGGTGGACGCAGACTACGTGCGCTTTCGTTATGGCTTGCCTGAAAAGCTGGGCGGCTGGACAAGGTTTGGTGGCAGCCTTATAGACTTTGTGGGTTCCACAAGCGACATCTTTACTTGGAATGACTTGAAGGGTGCGCCTTATGCCGCCTTGGGCACCAACCGCAAGGTCTATGCCTTTTACGGGGGTGCGTGGGCGGACATTACTCCCATCCGTGCTACTGGTGCGTGCACCTTTACCACCACCAATGGCAGCACTACGGTGACTGTCAACGACGCGCTACACGGGGCGGTTGTGGGCGACTTTGTCACTTTTGACACGGTCACAGGCAACCCGGGCGGCATTCCCAATGCAAGCCTAGAAAACGAATTTGAAATCCAACTGGTACCGAGTGACGGCACCTACACCATTTTGTCCCCCACCGCCGCCACCGGCACCGCTTCTACGGTTGGAACGGCCACTGCCACTTACCAGATCAACGTCGGAAGCGACGTCAGCTTTGTCGATTTTGGTTGGGGCGTCGGCACTTGGGGCTTAAGCACTTGGGGCACGCCGCGCCCCGCTACTTCGTCCATTACCCTGTTAGCACGGACATGGCAGTTTGACAACTACGGCCAAGACTTGGTGATGCAGTTGGTGGACGGCGGTATATACGAGTGGGACCCAAGCACGGGCCTTAACACGCGGGCCACGGCTATCGCTGGTGCCCCCACAAAAAGCAAGTTTGCGATCATCTCCACGCCTGACCGGCACTTAGTCTGCTTTGGCACGGAGTCCACGCTTGGCGATCCGACAAGCCAAGACCCAATGTTTGTGCGCTTTTCTAGCCAAGAAAGCATTGGCGAGTTTGTGGCCACAGCAACGAACACGGCCGGCGGACAACGGCTCACGGACGGCAATGAAATCGTTTCGGCGCTGCGTTCGCGCGGCCAGATTTTAATTTGGACAGACACTTCCCTGCACGGCCAGCAATTCCTTGGCCCGCCATTTACCTTCGGCTTTCAACAGCTGGGCGCCAATTGCGGCATTATTGGCCCGCACGCATCGGCCGACGTCAACGGCGTGGCATATTGGATGAGCAAGGACGCGTTTTTTGTCTTTGACGGTACGGTCAAGAAAATTCCTTGCACCGTGCAGGACTACGTTTTTGAGGACCTAAATATTGCGCAGGCCCCCTCTGTGAACGTAGGCATTAACACCCAGTTCAATGAAGTCACCTGGTTCTATGCAACGCTTAACAGCGACTATGTCAACCGCTTTGTAACGTACAACTACATGGAAAATGTGTGGTCGATTGGCTCTATGGCGCGCACGGCATGGACGGATATCGGGACGTTTGATAATCCCTTGGCCACAAAGTACGAGCCGCTGAACAACGAGCCCACCCTCACCACAATTTATGGTCTCACGGCAGGCCGGAGCTATCTGTACAACCAAGAAGAGGGGGTAGACGACGATGGCCAGCCCATAGACGCTTTCCTGTACTCGGGCTACTTTGACATCGGGGACGGAGACCAAGTGCTGTTTATGAAACGCTTCATTCCTGACTTCAAGCGCCAAACGGGGGACCTAACAGTCCGGCTGCTCTTGCGCCTTTATCCACAAACGAGCGCCACCCCAAGCTCGCTGGACCCGTACATCATCACGCCCACCACAGACAAGGTGGATACGCGCGCGCGCGGCCGGCAGATTCAGCTTCGTATTGAGAGCGACGAGCTTAACGGCTGGTGGCGCTATGGCACGATGCGTGTCGACATCGTTCCTGATGGGTTGAGATGAGCAAGATTACCAACGTCCGGCTGCCTAACGCCTCCCCGTCAGGCTACGACCCTTCCCAGTTCAACCAACTGGTACGCTCGCTTGAGCAGATTATTCTTCAGCTTAACAGCACTTACACCCCTGTTGTCACGGAGGACAAGGACCAAGCGCAAACTTGGTTTTTTGGAAAATAATGGGAAACGCATACAAACGCTATAACGAGACACTGGTAACAGCAACGCCAAAGGTGGTGTTGACGGTTCCTGCGGCTACAACGGCTATCGTCAAATCTATTTGGATAGCAAACGCAAACGCGGCAAGCACCAATATAACCGTCACCTTTTCCCCTGGCGGAAGCGGAACACACTATTTAGTGCCTTCGGAAGCAGTAGCCTCTAACGTGTATGTAGACCTCTTGGCCGGTTGGAACGCGGGCCCTCTAGTACTTGAGCAACTTGACGCGTTGACGGTCACATCTTCGCAGAGCACTGTTTACGTTGTAGTAAGCGCTCTTTTAGTGGACAGAAGTTAAAAATTTAATGGATAATCTTGTCAATCTCGCGTCCTTCCCCAGCGCGCGGCCCATGAGGCCTTTGGCAAAAACTAAAAAGGACCATCATGGCAAATGAAGGAATCATGGCGCTACCCCAAGGGGAAGCCATGCCGAGCGAAGAAGCTCAAGATCAACGGCCCACTGTCACGAGTGCGCAATCGTACGACGCCGCCCAAACAGCCTTGGGCATGACCCGCCCCGACGACCTTGCAATGCTCAAGGAGTCGTTGCGCCAAAACATGGCGGAAGTGGACTTAAAACCCGCTGAATTGGCCGCTTTTATTAACTTGTTGGAATACATCTCTCAGCGCCCTGCCGAGTACAGCCAAATCCGTCAAAAGCTTATTGACGACGACCTTGTCGACCCTGAGGACATGCCGGAGGAGTACGACGTTGAATTTATCGGCACGATGCTGGCCGTACTGAACGAAGTACAGATGAGCCAAGCACAGGGCGCGCAAGCCCCTATGATGGACATGCCTCCCGTTGAAGGGGCGGATGCCATGCAAGGCATGGGCCCCATGCAGCCGATGGCCATGGCCGAGGGCGGGTTGGCCGACGTGGCCTCTTACTTGGCCGCACAGGGTCGCCATGGTGACACCATGCTGGCGCACATCACACCCGAGGAAGCACAGCTCCTCAAAGACCGTGGCGGCTCTGGCACGATCAACCCGGTTACCGGCTTGCCTGAGTTCTTTAAATTTTTGAAGAAGATATGGAAGGGCGTGACCTCCGTTGCAAGGAAAGTGCTTAAAAGCCCAATTGGCCGCATCTTGGCGACCGTTGCGTTGGCCATGGTCCTCGGGCCAGGGGCAGCGGGCTTTTCAGGCTTTGGCTTGTCTGCCGGAACGGCAGCGGGCCTAGCCTCTGGCGCGGTGACCCTAGCAGGCGGCGGCTCCATTAAGGACGCGCTCGTCTCTGGCGCGATGGGCTACATTGGGGGCGGCGGAACGGTCATGGGTGCCAATCCCTTGGCATCGGTTGGCCAATACCTTCCCGGTGCGGCAGGTAGCGCGCTAAATACAGGTTTGACCACCGGCGCCATCGGCGCAGGTATTGGCAAGCTGAGTGGCATGAGCACCCAAGACGCCTTACGCATGGGCCTGACTTCTGGCGCATCGGCCGCAGCACTGACTGGCCTGCAGAACACGAGCCAAGCGGCGCTTGGGGGAGGGACAGCTCAAGACCTCTTGAATGCGCAAGCTGCCAGCGGCGATGGAACAGGTTTGCAACTGCCACCGGGCGCTGCCCCGGAGCCGGGATATACCGTAGCAGGAAACACTGTTCCTCCTGCCGGCGCCCCCGTACAGGCGCCCGTTGACGCCTCTTCTGCCCTGCAGCTGCCGCCGGGCGCTGCCCCGGAGCCGGGGTATACCGTAGCGGGTGCCAAGCCCGGCTTTTTTGATGAAATGACCACCGGGGCCAAGAACTTGTACTCAGAATACTTGTCTCCTAGCCGCCCGGGAATGGCGGCAGATGCGGGCATGTTCACCAAGTACGCTCCATTGGCAGCAGCCGGAACAGCTGCCATCGGTCTGGCGGGGGGCATGAAGAGCGAGCCGGTAAACCAAAACCCGGCATTTAACCGCGCCTACACGGGCTCGGACTACATGCGGGATAACCCTGCCCAATTTGCAGGTGGCCTAAGTACTTACACGCGCCCGGACATCCCTGCAAATCCGATCGTCCCGACGCCGTCTTATGCCAGCATTCCAGTTGGCCCGCCGGGCATGATCACTCCTGGCGGCATCACCCAGCAGCCGAGCGGGATAGCCCAGCCGTACAACATGGCAGGTCTGTACGGCGTGCCGTTGATCTATGGCCCGGATGGCCAGCCCCAGCGTATGGCTAAGGGCGGAGACGCAAAGCCCACAAACTTTCCCCGCAAAAACGGCCCTGTCAACGGCCCCGGCACGGGAACCTCGGATGAAATTCCCGCCATGCTGTCGGACGGTGAATTTGTGTTCACGGCCAAGGCAGTGCGCAATGCCGGCAGCGGAAGTCGTCGCAAGGGTGCGGCGCGCATGTACAAGCTCATGAAAATGCTTGAGGGCGGCCCGGTCAAGGGGAAATAAATGGCAGAAGAAACAGTCACACAACAGATCGTCCGGGAAGCCCCGGAGATTGAGGCGTACAAGCTAAAGCTGCTGCAGGAAGCCCAGAAACTGGCCTTCAACCAAAGCGGCGGACAGACGCTTGCCCAGCAACTCCCCGGCTACCAAGTAGCAGGGTTTTCCCCTGCACAACAGGCTGCCCTGCGATCTGCCGAAACGCAAGGCGTTGGAGCTTTTACACCGTACATGACCGCAGCCAATCAGGCACTTGGTGGGGCTTACCAGACCACGGGTGAAGCGGCAGACATCCTGCGCGGAGCAGACACGCGCCAGCAGTTCACCGACGCACAGCGGGCCATAGGCCAAGCTGGAGGCGCCACTGCCGGCATCACCTCTGGCATCGGCCAAATCGGCCAAGGTCTGGGTTACTTGGACGTTGCCGCGCAGCGCGCAGCAGCATCCGACACCACCGGTCAGTTTGGTGCTGCTCGCCAAGATATTGGAGCGGGCCTCGGAGCGCTGGCCACGGGCCAGAATATGGCCGCTTTGTCCAGCCAAGCCAACCTCCAGCCTGCAACGTCAGCCATTGCCCAAGGCATTGGGGGCCTGACTCAAGCGCAGCAGTTGGCGCTTGGCGCAGGCGGCGCAGACTTTAGCGGCTCTCAGGCCTTGCTTGGCCAAGCGGCCGGTCAGCTTCAAAGTGCGCAGCCTCAGTTTGGCCAAGCGCAACAGACCATGCAACAAGGCCTTGGCCAAGGCCAGCAGGCTATTGGCATGGCCGCGCAAGCTGCCCGGCAGCCGGGCTTCTTGGCGCAAAACGTGGCCCTTGGCCAAGCCATGGGGGCAGCCCGACAGGCCGGTCCATCTGATTTCAGTGGCGCTTTCCAAGGCTTGCAGGGCGCAGGCGACGATGCCATGATGGCTTCCATCATGGCGCAGCAGGCAGCGCAGCAGCCCGGGTTTGGCCAAGCCGTTGGCCAAGGCCAGCAGGCCATTCAGATGGCGCAGCAGGCAGCGCAGCAGCCCGGGATGCAGCAAGGTGTCAGCGCAGCCTTTGATGCAGCGCAGCAGGCCCGCATGGCAGCAGCGCAGCCCGGTTTTGACCGCGCCCAGCAGACCGGAATGCAGGCCGCGCAAGCGGCCATGGCCGCAGCGGCCCAGCCCGGGTTTGGTCAAGCGGAGTCCGCGCTCCAGCAGGGACTCGGTCAGCTTGGCGGTGCCACGCAGCGCTTTGACCCTGCTTCTGCGCAGAACTTTATGGACCCGTATCGCCAACAGGTGATTGACGAGGCCATGCGTCAAATGGATCGTCAGGGGCAGATTGCGCAGCAGGGCCTGTCGGCTCAAGCGGTGCGCTCGGGTGCCTTTGGTGGTGAGCGTGAAGGGGTGCAACGTGCAGAGATGCAACGCAACCTGATGGATCAAAAGTCCAGCACCATTGCCAACCTTTTGTCGCAAGGTTTTAGCCAGTCTCAGGCACAGGCCATGCAGGCGTTTGAACAGCAACAGGGCCGTCAGATGCAGGCGGGGCAGGGCATTGGTCAACTGGGCGCACAGCAGGCACAAGTAGCTGCTCAACAAGCAGGACTGCAGCAAGCAGGTGCCCAAGCCTTGGCCGGGCAAGCGGGACTGCAGTCGGGCATTGCCGCTCAACAAGCAGGCTTTGGCCAGCAAGCGGCCCAGCAATTGGCCCAAGCAGGACAGCTCCAAACCAGCACGGCCGCTCAACAGGCAGGCTTTGGCCAGCAAGCTGCTCAATTAGCCGCTCAACAAGCGGGCCTGCAGGGCCAGCTCGCCGGTCAACAAGGCCAGCTCGGCCTTCAAGCCGCGCAGCAGCGCTTTCAAGAGGCCGGGTTTGACGCTCAAACCGCCATGCAAATGGCTCAACTGCAACAGACACAGGCAAGCCAAGCGGGCCAACAGTCTCAATTGATGCAAGGCATCGGGGGCCTGTATGGTCAAAGCGCTCAAGCACAGGGCGGGCTGCAACAGCAAGCTGCTCAGTTGGCGGCGCAGCAGGCAGGACTTGGCGTGCAAGCAGGTAGCCAGATGGGTAACTTGGAAGCACAGCGCGCTCAGTTTGGCCAAGCCGCCGCAGGGCAGTTGGCCAACATCGGCCAGACCGTAGGTTCGCAAGCTGCGCAGCAGGCTCAACTTGGCCAAGCAGCGGCGGGTCTTTACGGCAACCTAGCACAAAACCAAATTGGCGCAGGGCAGGGCCTCGGACAGCTCGGCGTGCAGCAGGCTCAACTTGGCCAAGGCGCAGCAGGGCAGTTTCTGCAGGCAGGGCAGCAGTACGGCAACTTGGCCTCCCAAGGCGGCGCACTGGCGGGCCAAGAGGCTTCAATCAACCAGAACATCGCCAACTTGATGATGCAGCAGTCACAGGCGCGCAACCAAGCGGCTCAGGCAGCGGCAGGTATTTACGGTCAGCAGGCGGGCCAGTTCCAGCAGCTTGGCCAAGGCATCGGCCAGTTGGCATCGCAACAGTTTGGCATTGGGCAGCAGCAAGCGCAGGGCTTGGGCGCTCTTGCCGGCCAGTTAGGCCAGCTTGGCGTGCAGCAAGGTGCACTGGGCCAGACCGCTCAAGCGCTGCAGCAAGGGGACGTTAACTTTTTGTACAACGTCGGCCAGTCCCAGCAGGCCTTCAATCAGCAGTCGATCGACGCGCAACGTGCTACGGAGCTGCAGAAGGTTTACGCCCCATATCAGCAAGCAGGCTTCCTGTCGGACATCTACAAGGGCGCTCCGTCCACGCAGATGTCCACGGCCGTGGCCAGCCAGCCTTCGGCAAGTCCCTTCCAGCAAGCGGTCGGTATTGGTCTGGGTGCCGTGGCAACTGCGGCAGCCGCCTCAAAGGCAAAACTTTTCTAAGAGGTTGACATGAACAAGAATATGATGAAACAGGGCGACGGAATTGAAAACGTCGGAATCATGCAGGGCTTCATGAACTCCATGTCTGACGAGGGCGACGGAGAAGACGAGGGCGAAGACGGCTACGGCACTGAAATGACGATGGAGCGCCGACCTGATTCCCCTGAAATACTGATGAACAACCTACGGGGCGACATGCGCTCTATCGACGCTCGTCGTGACGAGTTAGCCGACCTCGTAGGTTACCAAGCTGCTACTGAGACGCCTGAGCAGGTGCTTGCAATGCTGCAGCCTATTCTTGCGCAGCAAGGTGGTGGCGGTATTGGCGCGCTGCCCCAATCACAAGACATGGCCCAAGGGCCACAGCCCCCGATGATGGGTGGCGCTCCTAATATGCCTCCTCCCGGCATGCCCCCGATGCCTCCTCCCGGCATGCCCCCGATGCCTCCTGACGCCGGTATGGCGCCACCTCCCGACCAAGGCGGCATTGCCGCGCTGATGGCGGGCATGGGTGCTGCCGGCAGCGCACCCCCTGCCGAGCAGGGTATGGCGCCACCTCAGGGCCAGCCAATGGCCATGGCAAGAGGAGGCTACGTCCAAAATTTTCAAACAGGGTCTAACGAAGAAGGCGTGACCCCTGTTGGACAAAGCCCTTCCGAAGACTTGATGATGTACCCCCCTGACATGGTGGCTGCGGCAAAGAAAGCTTCCTTGGACTTGTTCCAGCAGCAGCCTGCTGCCACGCAGACCTTGGGGCAGGCCACTGCATCACGCCTGCCAGAGTACACCAAGCTGCTGGGTGCTGACCGGGGCGCGTCTGAGGCGCAGATGCTGTTTGATCTCGGACAACGGGCCTTTGGCTTTGCTGGCAATGTGGACGACTCAGGTCGCCCACTGCGCGGCAGCTTCATGGCGCGCTTGGCCGGGGCCGCCCGCACATTGCCCGCTGCCATGGGCAAACGCATTGACGAGATTAGCAAGATTGACCGGCAGATCAAAATACTGGCTCTCCAGCAGGGCGAGAAAAGCATCGAGCAAGTTACCGCTCAGAATAACGAGCTGCAAAAGCGCAAAGGCAGCCTGATCAACGAAGTACTGCGCGCCCAAGCAAAAGTCGACGCCAAGAAGGCCGGGGAAAAGCCCACAGGCCCCCTCGGCAAAGGCAGCAAGGGCGACATCTTGAACAACATCATTGAGTTTGCTCCGCTGTTTCAAGCAGGCTCTTTGACGCCAAGCCAAGAGAACGCCTTTATGACGGCTGTCACGGACTACACGCAGCCGACGACGATTGAGACCACAGACCCTGAGACAGGTCTCAAGTCCCTGCGCACGCAGCGCAATCAGCTGCCTAAGTTTGTCACAGACGCATTGAATGCCCGACGCCCCGGCAGCGCGCCTGCTCCGCTTTCCGTCACGGGCGCCGTCGGTGGTGCGGCGCGTCCAGCGCTTAGTACGGCCCCAGCAGTGGCTCCCCTTATGGGGGCGACTTCGGACAATGTGGCACCTGAGGTTTTCCAAGCGGCTGCTGCGGCTCCCAAGTCGAGCTTTTTTGACTTGGCCGCCACAGGTACGGGCTTTGTCCCCGTGCTGGTTGCAGGCGCTGCGCGCAACGTGCCTTTGGACGTGGCGGGCAGGATGGCCCCTGACTTCCAGCAGAGCACTGCCATGCTGGAAAGCATGACCAATCGGGTGGTTAACGTCTTGCAAGAGAACCCCCGTTTTGCTGATGCCGAGCGTAAACAGATTTTGGGCGAGCTCAACATCGCTCCTCGATTGTTTGCTAACAAGAACGGCTACATCAACCAAATCATCGCTTTGGACAACGTGGTTGAAGGGCTTCAGGGCAGGGCGGAAAGAGTCCGGGACGAGCCAAAGACCGGCATCACAGCGCGTAACGACGCTATCAAGAAGCTTGAGGACATCGCCTCTATCCGCGATCTTTTTGGTATCCAGCAGCGCACGATCACTGACCCCAAAGTGTGGGCAACATTGCCCCCGGGTGAGTACGTCGTGATCAATCCCCAAACAGGGTTTAAAGAAGTGCGCCCTAAATACCAAGGTCCTGCAAGGTAACAAGACATGGCAAAAGCTCCTACCATTGACGATCTGTTCCCC